GTTCGGGCTCGCCTGACGATCACGGCTCAGAACGACCAAGGCACCGCCACGTCGAGCACGTTCACCGTGTTCGACGCTGACTGCGTCTACCTCGGTGCCGAGGTGCGTGGCGAGCTCAACGGCGTCTGGCAATTTGACCACCGGTTCAGAGTGATGGATACGGTCGGGATCAACAGCACGTATCCATCGTGAGGTGAGTGACACATGGCGACACTGACGGCAGAGCAGATTCTCGCGTCCAACGACGCCGGGCTCATGGGACCGATCACCGTGCCAGAGTGGGGCGGCGACGTGTTCATCCGCGTGATGAGCGTCGGCGAGCGTGACTCCTACGAGCGTCTGTGGATCGGCAAGAAGGACAGCGGTATCGAGAACTTTCGGTCCGAGTATCTCGCCCGATGCCTATGCAACGAGAAGGGCGAATTGCTCTTCACCCGCGCCCAGGTCGTGGCGCTCGCGAGCCGCAGTGGTGCGGTCGTCGGTCGGCTGTTCGACGCTGCTCTGAAGCACAACAACATGACGGAGGCCGATGTCGAGCAGCTCGCAAAAAACTGAACGCCTCGCCTTCGCGGAGGTTTCTCTTCGCGCTGGCGGGGCATCTGCGGATGACCGTTCGCGAATTATGCGAGCGGATGGATTCGCGGGAGCTTTCGGAGTGGATGGCTTACACGCGGTACTTCGTCCCGCTGTCCGACCCGTGGCTCCAGACAGGACTGCTCGCCTCGATCGCGATGGCACCGTACACGGACCCGAAGAAGGGCAAGCCGCCGACCGCAGAGGACTTCATTCCGAAGGCACGACCGCCGCAGCACGAGTCGCAGGACCGAGAGGCGATTCTGCGGCTGCGGCGTGAGATGGGGATCATCGACTAATCATGGCGAACATCCTCGGACTCGCGCTGAAGATCTCAGCGGACTCGACGCAACTGAATCTCACGCCTGTTGAGAAGGCGTTGCAGGCATTGTCTTCAGAGGCCAATAAGGCAACGTCGTCGTTTGACAGGTTTGCCGACACAAGCGCAGCCGCTGCGGAAGCGCAGCAACGAGCGTCTGACTCGTTCGCTCAACTATCTACGCAGCTCGCGAAAAACCAGATTTCAGCGACTGAGTTTGCGCAGCAGTTTGAAGCTCTCGGTGCCGCCGTAAACGCTGAAGCAGATGCGTTCGCGAGAGCGGCTGAGATTACCGAATCCGTCATCACCCCAGCGGAAGAGTTTCGCCGCAAGATGGCGGAACTTGACGAGCAGGTGGCCGCTGGTCGCATAACAGCCGAGACATATGCTGCGGCCGTGCAGTCGCTCGAGAAAGAGTACAGCAGCCTCGACACGACACTGACGACCGTTCAAGAACGCGCCGGAAAGGTCGCGCAAATATTTGGCAGCGTAGGGGACGTGTTCAACTCCGTCTCGGGGGCTGCGTCGGGAATCGGAAACGCAATCAAGGCGATTTCAGAGGCTGGCTCGTCAGTCATTCAGTTTGGCTTCGACATTGCCAAGGCAACTGCGGCATTCAAGGTCTTTCAAGCCGTCACGTCCAGCTACAACGTGCCGCAAGGCATCCTCGGCTTGGTGCTGAACCTCGGGAAGTTCCTGACGGTCATAAAAGTGGCAGAGGTTGCGGCATCGCAGTTCGGAGTAGACATCTCTGGCGTTGCAGATGCAGCGACAAAGGCGAGCCTCGTGTTCGCCGGATTCAAGGTTGGCGCACTGCTAGGTCTTGACAAGGCGATTGCGCCAGCGATTGCAACGCTTGGGACTCAACTTCCGAACGCACTTGCGAGAGTTGGTGTGCCACTTGCCGCGACGAACGCTGCTGGGGCAGCAATCACCGCCACGTTCACTCGCTTGCTAGGGTTTTCAATACCAGGCTTTGGTCAGTTAGCCGCAGCCGTCTACACAGGCGTGCGAGCGTTTGTTGCCGCCAAGGACCGAGCGTTTGATCTCGCCGAGCAGCTTCGTGAAGGCGTTACGACAGCCGAGCAACTGAACGCTCAATTCGGAGAACGCACGGCAAACAACGTCGTCGCACTCGCCGCTGCTATCTCTCAGGTGGAGACGGCACAGTCAAGGCTAGCAGCTGCCGCGCAGACTGTATCCGACGCGTTCGTGATCCCGTTCATTGGCGCTTTCGCCCAATTGCAAGAAGGCTACGCATCGCTCGTCAACGGAATCTCGTCGATTGCGTCTGGAATCGGCAGCGTGCTGACTCCGTTTGCGAACGCTCTTGAACCCGTGGTCACTGCTGTTGGCAGTGCCATCACATTCTTCGCTGACTTGATTGGGATTATCGGAGAGGTGGTCGGGGAGTTTCTGAGCCTCGCAGGATCAATCGTTGGCGTCCCTCTGCAAGCAGTTGCGGCAAACCTGGGCGTCGTGTCGGATGCCTTTTCATTCTTGCTCGACGGCATCGTCACCCTAATCGAAACCGGGCTGAGTCCGCTGAGGGCGTTGATGTCGGGGTTGCAGTCGGTCTTCACGGTAGCTGGAGACGCTCTATCCCAAGTGCTGGCTCCAGCGAACGCTGTGCAGTCAATATTCGCAACCGTATCGTCTGTCGTATCCGATCAGTTGTCGCCTGCATTTCAATTTCTGTCTAACGCGGCTGAACGCGCAGGCCGCATCGTGCAGGCAGCGTTTGAGCAGGTGCAGGCTTACATCCAGACATTCACAGAAGTGTTCGTGGCGGTCATTGGAGAGAACATTGCAGCGTTTCTTGAGTTTACAGGCATTGGGGATGCCGTTGCGGCGGTAGCCCGAACCATTGGCGACGTGTTTGGGTCCGCATGGGAAATCGTTCGCGGAGTCGTCTCCACCATCGGTGGGCTGATCGAGCGCGTGCTTGCGTTCGCCGAGCGTTGGTTTGGGGTAACGGAAAAGATTGCCGAGCCAGTTGAGGCAACTGTCGAGTTCAACACGGGCGACGCTCTCGCTGAACTTATTGCCGAGAACGCCGAGCTCGGGAAAGTCATCGACGGCATAACGCAGAGCGTCAGCAGTGCCATCAATGAGTCGGCCCAGTTCGGGCAGGCGGGCTTCGACGCAGCGCTGAGGTATCAAGATGCGATCGCTGGTCTAAAGGAGGATCTGGCTGGCGGTCTCTTCAACGAAGAGACGTTCCGTGCCGAAGCTGAGAAGGCTCGCGTCGCATTCAAGACGGAGCTCGACCGGATCAGTGAAGAGGCGAAGCTGGAAGTGCAGATCGAAGAGAACGTGGCAAAGACGATCGAAGGGCTCAGGCAGCAGATCAATGAAGCCGCCGCCGACTCTGCTCGTCTCGGCAAGGCCGGATTCGACGCTGCCTTGGAGTACCAGAACGCAATCGAAGGTCTTCAGCAGCAATTCGAGCAAGGGATTCTGAACGAGACGGCGCTGGCAGACGAAGCGGCCCGCGCCCGCGAGCAATATGAGCTACAGGTACAGGCGATCGAGCAGGCGACCAGGGCGCAGCAAGAGCAGATCGACAACGATCGCAAGCGAGTCGACTCCCTGCTGGAGACATCGGACGCCTCGCAGAAAATCATCGACGACCTGTCGGCTGTCGAGCGTGAGATCGCCCGCGTCCAGCAGGAGATCGCCGATACCGGTGCCGGTGACAGCGGTGCCGCTCAGGCGAGACTCGACGAACTGCGTCTGCTCCAAGGGCAACTCGACGAGCAACTCCAGGCCGCAGCACAAGGGTTCGAGGGCGGATTCGAGAAGGCGTTCGAGGCGACGGGCCAGAACTTCAGCCGCCTGGCGGAGCAGGCTCAGGAGTTCGGTCAGGCGGGCTTCGACGCTGCCGCACGACTCCAAGAAGGCATCGCCGCCGCTCAGGAGCAGGCACAGGACGGCATCCTCAACCGAGAGGCGTACGAAGCCGAGGTCGCCCGCCAGCAGCAGCTCTTCGAGCAGGAGATCGCGAACGTCAAGGCTGTGGCAGACGAGCGTAAGCGTGTCAACGACGCAGTCGATCAGGCGGTCAACCTCGCCCGGTTCGGAGGCGACCAGCAACGCCTCGCGGCTGCACAGCGCGTCGCCGAGTTTGAGCGCGAGATCGTCCGCGTGCAGCAAGAGGTGCAGACCGCACGGGCCGCTGGTGATCAAGTTGCGGTCAACGCTGGCATCCAGCGCCTCGGACTGCTTGACCAAGTCGCCGCAAAGGAGCGTGACGTTGCCAGCGGCAGGCAGCAGTTGGAGCAGCAGATCGCCCAGCAACGCGAGCAGTACATCCAAGCGATCAACGAGCAGCAGAAAGCAGCCGAGCAGGAGCAGAAGAAATTCGCCGAGGAGCGAGCCAAGGCGGTCGAAGCGGAGAACCAGCGTCAGGCTGCCCGCATCCGCGAGCTCAACACGCTCGGCTCGGGCGTGATCGAGGGGAACGACATACGTACCGCCGAGGGTGCGGCGTTGTTTCTGAACCTCGCGGCGAATCGCCAAGACCCGGCGCTCATCGAGGCGCGGCTTCAGACGCGGCGGCTGACTGAACTACGTGACGCTGTCGTCGGTCTCTCGGCACAGCTGGCCGGTCCCGTCGTCCAGATTGGTGGAGGAGTCGGCTGATGGGCGTCGCACATCATCGCGAGCTACCGCGCTCCAACAAGTTCCGCCTCGGCGAGGCCCGCGACCTCACGCGGCAGTTCGTCGTCACGCACGACGCGTCCGGGCAGGCGACGACGGCTAACCAAGTCGCGACGGCGCTGTCTCTGGAGATCGGCGTCGCGCACCCCGAGTACGCCGACGTGCGGTGCGTCGAGATCGAGTACGAAGAGAACTACGAAGGCTCGCAGTACCACTCGCTCGTCACGGCGCGGTACGGATTCCCGAGCGGAGGGCTCGATCAACTCGCGGCACCGACGAGCCGACCGGCACTGTGGACGTTCACGACGCAGGGCGCGACGGTCCCGGCGTTGTTCTACTATCAGGGTTCTGGAAACGGAACCCAACGTCCGCTTACAAACAGCGCCTACGACTACTTCGAGGGACTCACGACCGACGAGGCTCAGTGCAAGGTCGTCATCTCGCAGAACCTCGCGACGTTCCCGGCATCGTGGGCGATCGGGCTGACGAACACGATCAACTCGACTTCGTGGATCGGCGGTGCCATGCACTGCTGGAAGTGCCAAGGCATCTCGGGCGAGCTCAAGTACGAGGAGTACGGCGGGACGCTCCATCGCTTCTGGGCAGTGAAGGTCGAGTTGCTGTTTCGCCAGACGGGGTGGCCGCTGCAACTGCCCGACGTGGGATTCAATTATCTCGATGGCGGGCAGAAGCGTCGAGGCATGGTTTTTGACTTTGAAAACGCCGAGTGGGTCGCGTCGCCCGGCCCGGTCGGGCTCGACGGCAGCGGCAACCAGACGCTCGGCGCTCCTGCAATCCTGACACGTCGCGTTCACCGCGAGGTGGACTTCAACAGTTACTTCGGCTCCCCGCCAGCGTAGGAGGCTTCCCGTGCCAGACATCACGTACAGCGTGCAGGTGAGCGCCTCGCGAGGCGCTCTCGTCCAGCAATTCTTCGCCAACGGCGTCACGACCGACATGAGCACGACAGGCGTGCTCGCCGCGACGCTCGATCTCACGACAGCGACAAGCCAGTTCGTGACATCGGCCGCCTCGACGCTCGGGCTCTGCTTCGCCCGCTCGCTTGTGACGAGCACGAACCAGACCGCCACCGTGTCGTTCGGCCGCCTCGACGGCACGACGCTCCACGAGACGGTGCGACTGCGTCCCGGCGACGCGGCACTCTTCCGCCTCGCTCCCGGCAACTACGCGGCGAAGGCAGCGGCAGCCGGTCGCCTCATGCTCCAGGTGCTGGAGGACTGAGTCGTGGCCGACCCGGTGATCTTCGATCGCTCGTCTGCCGAGCGGATCGCGAACGCCGTGCGTCGCGTCGAGATCGGCGACCGCACCGAGAGCCCGCTGCGGTTCGACCCATCGCCGCAGGCGCAGCGGAAGACCTTCCGCATCGCGACGTTCAGCGGATCGTGGTCGGTTGGTGCCACGAAGACGGTCACATTCAAGTATCAGACGAGCACGCCGAATACGGCGTCGGCGCTCAATCTCTTCGCCGCCGTTCCTGCACCTACGAGCAGTGGCGACTGCGCCATCGCACGTGAAGGGACGGCGTGGTTTCTGATTGCTGCGGTGTGCGGGACGGCATCATGATCGACGACCCGCTCTCGCTTGTGCTGTGGTCGTCGTGGCTAATGGCGGCTGGGATGTACCCGGTTGGGTTTCTGTTTGGTGCGTGCTCGGAGTGTTGCGATGGGTGCCCAGAGCAGTGCAGTAAATGCACGCACTACGCAAACAATGGATTCTCGTGCTCAGGGTTGTACGACTCCGTCACCGGACTTACTTATGCCATCGACGGATACGGCTCTGCTACCATCACTAATCCGTCATCCGAGCCGTCTGGAGGGTGCGGCGATAACAGCATCGCCATACCGGCTGAGGATCTTCCGGCAGGCGACAACGAATATCTGTCTGTGAACGGCACGCCGTGCGTCTTAGCGTCGAGCATCGCGTCTGACGCATCTGTCGATGCGTGCGGGTGTGATGTTTGCACGATGGAGGTCGTGTTGCGCGCACAAGTGCAAATGGAGAACGACGGCAATCTCGTCATCGGGCAAGCGTTTTCGGCTGCAATTGACGCGTGCAACGAGGCGACCCTTGCGCTAGTTGGTGACGGCGGGTTTGAAATCTTGACGGAGAACAACGTCCCGGATGCTGCTGCTGTCGTCGCGTGGTTTGACCAGCTGGACATCACCGTGTCGATCACGCTGCCCGAGTGTGACTGCGGAGCGTGCTGCGATTCCGCGTGCGAGGAGAACGTGGCCGAGGGCGGGTGTGCGACGTGGCAGGGTGTCGGCGTCGACTGTGATCCTGACCCATGCGTGTGATCATGCGAGTACGCCGCGACGCAGTGGACGCTAAGGACCGGCGGTCGCCTGGGTATCGAGCGGCCGTGGAGTCGGCCGCCGTCGGCAGTGACGAGACGCACTACGACGTGCCACGGGAGGCATACGCGGCAATCGTCAGGCAGCACGCCACCGCAGTTGTTTCGGCGAGACGCCTGCCTCGCATCGCCGTCGGCGACCTCGTCGAGACCATGTTGACCAGCATCGGCATCAGTAAGTATCGCGTGAGGCAGTGGCTCCGCGTCAAGGACTGCGGTTGCGCGAAGCGGCAGCGGTGGCTCAACCAGTGGGGCTACAAGCAGCAGGACAAGATCGAGCGACTGCTGAACAGGGCCGCCCGCTGGTACGGGTTGAATTGACACCGTATCCACCATGGACGCAGGAGGACTCGTGCCGTGGCGGATGATCACACGATCACGATCGCGGGCGAGAAGTGGCTCTTGCGCTTCTCGCGGTTGAAGGGCCGCGCCGACGGCTGGACGTGCTATGACGAGCGGCCACCGAAGATGCTGATCGACGACCGGCTTTCCAGTTCGCAAAAAATGGAGACGGTCCTCCACGAGATCGCTCACGCGGTGCTCGGCTCCACGATCAGCGAGGAGACGGTGACCGAACTCGCCCGCGTCCAGCGTCGTGTCCTCTGGCAGATCCTCCGATACCGCGAGGTGCCGCGTGGCGAGTAAGCCGAAGGTTGCTTCGATCGCCGACGAGATCGTGGCGCGGGTGAAGAACTACAAACCGGTGTTCAACGCTTGGCACTGCGACCTGCCTGCCGACGTGCTCGCGGAACTGGAGGCGCTTCGCGAGCGGTGGGTGAGCGGCGAGCTCGGTCTGCAAAAGCGTGCGCTCGCACGGTCCATCATTCAGTCGCTGAAGGATCGCGGGCTACCAGTGAGCGGCGTTCAAGGAGTCGAGCATTGGCTAACCGCAAACAGGCGTCGCTAACCGACGCTGTCATCGCTGCCGCCGCGACGGCTGAGCAACTCGCAGCCGACGCCGAGGTCGCACGGCTGCGTGCTGAGGTGGCGGCGATACGCGGGCGATACAAGGCGGCACTCGCCCAGATCGACCGCGAGCGGGAGCGTGCCGACGCATTCGTCGGGCTCAAAGGAATCGAGTCGAAGCGGCCCCTAACCAAAAGCGTAAAGGGCAAGCGTCACCCCGCGTCGATGGTCGTGCTTCTCAGCGACATCCACTGCGAGGAGACGGTGCGGCCCGAGACGGTCAACGGGCTCAACGCCTTCGACTTGGACGTGTGCGACGCCCGGCTCGCCGAGCTCTCGGAGCGATTCTTCGCGCTGCTCGAACACGAGAGGCAGTTGTGCAAGATCGATCGCGTCGTCGTCTGGCTCGGAGGTGACCTAATAAGTGGGATGATCCATCCCGAGCTCGCGGAGGAGAACTCGCTGCATCCGCTCGCGGCGCTGCGATGGATCGGCGAGCGGCTGCGTGGGTTTCTCGACGCCGTGAGCGACACGGCCAGCGAGGTGCTCGTCGTCACGTCGTGCGGCAATCACGGACGCACCACGGAGAAGCTCCGCACGAACGAAGCCGACACGAGCTACGAACATCACCTCTACGTGACGATGGCGGCTGCGGAGGCGAGGAAGAACGTCGCGTGGCGAGTGGGCGAAGGTCATCTCAACTACGTCGATCTCGACGGGTTCACGATCCGGTTCATGCACGGTCACGCGGTGCGATACCAGGGCGGCATCGGCGGCATCCACGTCCCGCTCAACAAGGCGATCGCCGCGTGGGACTCGACGCGACGCGCGGACCTCACGTGCCTCGGGCACTGGCACCAGTTCTCGTGGTCACGCTCGGGCCGGTACGTCACGAACGGAAGCGTGATTGGACCGAGCGCCTACTCTGTGCGAATCAAGGCGAGCTACGAGCCGCCGTGTCAGGCGGCGTTCGTGGTCGATCACCATCGGCGCGAGGTGACGCGAGCCTATCCCGTGTTCTGTGATCGAGACCTCCGAGGAAAGACATGACCGACGCCACGCTCGAATCCGCCAACGCCGCCCTCCGCAGCGCCGTCGAGTCCCGCCTCGCGGGATGCCCGCCTGCGATGGAGGCGGCGACGCGGGTGCTCAGCGACGCGGCCGAGCTCGGCATCGCTGCTGGCTGCTGCGATGTAACGAAACCTCGGCCGTCGCGCACAAGTACCGAGGTTTCGGAGACGTACGCTGAGTGGACGCCGCCCGACTACACCGCGCGGGTCGAGGCGGTGAAGGGATTCGCCAGGCTTGTCGAGGAGGCACGCCCCGCGAGGGTCGCGAGGGGGACGCATCCGACGAGTCAGGCGTTCTTCGACCTGTGTGACTCGCTCAAGGAAATGCACCGCCGAAAGTCGAGAGACTACGGGTGCCCGAGCGGCGAAGACCCGCTCGCCAACATTCGCAACGGGGCGCGGTTCGTGGGCATCCCGTCGTGGAAGGGCGCGATGGTCAGGCTCTCGGACAAGGTGACGAGGCTCGCCGCGTACAACGCCACTGGTCGACTTGAGAACGAGAGCCTGGAGGACAACCTTTTCGATCTCGCGTCCTACGCGCTGCTCGCCCTGCTCCTGCACCGTGAGGATCGCGATGCCGAAGCGTGACCCGCACCCGCCACTCACCGAGGACGACCTCGCGCAGATCGAGCACCGCGCCCGGCGGTTCTCCGGTGCCTACACCGGCACGAGCGGCACGCTCGCGGGCGACGTGATCCGGCTGCTCGCGGAGCGGGCTCGCCTGCTCGCGATCATCGCCGTGCTCCAGAGCGAGGACGCGTGATGTTCGGCAGCGACCTACGCCAGCGCGTCGATCAACTGGCGTCGGTCGTCGCCGTCATGGCGCGGAACCAGAGGTCGATGGCTGAGGCACTGCGGACGGTCGTCGAGTCGGCGAACGCGAACGCCGAGCACTGCAACCGCAATTTCACGAGCATCGTCGCGTCGCTTCAGCAGATCGTCGATCGGCTCGCCGAGGACGCGAGCGACGACTGGTGGAAGCACCCGCACGACTGACCCTAGGCGGCCGGGCGCGGCGGCGCGAGTCCTCCTCCGCTCGCGCCGCCCCCGGTCTGTCAGTTGATGCCCGGCAGCACTT